TAACAGAAGCATTGCTGGAAGCAAATCAAAAATTATCAAATTTATAAGTAATTTGTAGCTCACCACCAAGGCTTTTCACGGCTTCACTAGCATTTGCTGGTGGAGCCATTTCTATCAATACTGAAGGAACTGTCTCGTCTGGCAATGGCGTGATTTTTGCATTGGGGAATTTTTGCTTTGCCTGTTTGCTTAATCTGTCAGACAAAAGCTTGTTCTCGTCGTTTTTCCATTGCTCCAACAGTTGTTTTGCTTCACCATTGATCTCCTCCATCACCACTTTTGTTTTCCATTCTGACCACGCAGGCAGGCATTCCTTCATTGCCTCTTTAAAAGAAGAAATGATTACAAGCCATGGAAACCTAGAAACTGCCCATAAACCAGCTTCGTAAAACAATGCTTTAAACCAACTTTCTGCACTCATTGGCTTTCTTGAAATACGCTCACGTACACCGTGCCACTTTTTGTAAGTGGCACTAGCCTGTCCCTTAAGTCAACGTTAAAACATCTAATGCAACCATGGGTGGAAAATAATGGTTGCTTAGGCTGCCATGCACCAGGCCAACCACATGCACTTCCGCCACCGTGAATCATAATGCCTGCTCTGCCATATTTTGCTTCTTGATTTTCAAGCTCAATTAAATCAAAACTATACCAACCATAGGAAATTAACGTACGATTAAAATAAGGAGATTCGCCATAAATTTCGTAGTCTTTATAAATGGCGCCAATTTTATAAAGCCCAGGAGGCGTGTCTGAATTGACCACCTTCCATTCAAAATCACTATATTGTCCTCGTGCCAAGCAGGGAATTTCCCAAAGAAATTCCCCTGCGAAATTGTACGCCTTCATCGTTTCCACTACATCATTAACGATGAGGTGGTGATCTCCTTGTTTAAAACCTTCTTGATGAGGCGTTCTATTTGGGCCAATCATTGTGACAGTGGTTGATTCTGGAGCATATTGCTTCATCAGCTTTGAAAGCTTAACAGGATAGGAAGGGTCGGTGGCATATCCTTGTTCTTTTAACATTCTTGCTGCGGCATAGCGATTGGGCGCATTATTCACGCCTTTGAAATGCCGATAGTTTTTATACCATTTTGTAACTAAATATTCAATGCATGCATTAAGACTAGGGAAATCAATAAAACTTGCTGTGATTGTCACCCATTGACCATCGTACCATTCTTGAGTGCTACGATTGGAACCACCTCCTTTTAAGCCTAAATAGTTATTTTTTCCTGAAGTGTGAAGTCCAAAGCCGCTTTCTAGGCAACATTGAGCAGCAACTAATTCAGGAAATCGTGCACCATGTTTCCTGGCAATTTGGAAGCAATCGTCCCAAAAAGCCAAATTATTTTTCCACATAGCCAATGGCCAATAAGTGAATTAGTTCTTCACGCGAAACACAGCCTTCAGTCCAGTGAGGATTAGCTGAAGTACGTTGTTTTCCTTGTAGGGAGTGCGTTCAATAATCTGGTCAGCAGCTGCAACAATGATGCCACCAATTACGAACCATTCAACGCCAGACATTTGCTTTCCCGAGAGTTTTCTTTAGCTTAGCGCCTAATCTCCAAGCTTCTCACTCTTGCTTCTAATTGTTGCACATTATCAGTGAGCGTATCAAGGTTTTTTGTAATAGCTTCCACTTGCGTGGTGATCCTCATTTGCTGCTGTCCCACTGCAACTAGCATCCCACCAGATGCTAATAACATGCCCGCAGTTAGCGTAGCCACAAAGTTACTAACACCTTCGCCCATTTGGCTTGATTCTTTTTATTTTATTATAGGAGCTTCCTTTAGTGGTAACAGTTTTTTAGACTAACGATAGCAATTGAAGATGGGCGTCATGTTTGTGGCGTATGAGCCTGATGATTACATTACTGGACTTATTGAACTCAGGAAATCAGACGCCACTAGACGCTTTCGTAAATCAATCTTTGATGACTATCCTTTAAGGGGACCACTAGGACAAGCAGCATGCGCATATTGTGGGCGATGGAATGAAAAATTGACCATTGATCACATTGTCCCCAAAAGCAAAGGAGGCCCTCATTTTGCACGTTGGAACATGGTGCCAGCATGCAAGCGTTGTAATCTGGCGAAAACTAATTTGCCGGTGTTTGAATGGTGGCGACCAACCATGCAATGGTCTGGACAGCGAGAAGAGGTGTTGATGGCTTGGACCTATGCGAATAGCTTCATTGATGCTCGCACTGATTCAGCAGAATATTGGAAGTTTCTTGCGGAAAATCGAGTGGTGCAAAGGGTGCAAGTGGGGCAAGAGGCAATTAAAAAAGACGAAAATCCAAGAAAAAAAGGGCCCTTTTGTGGCCCTTTTTCTTTACAAGATTTAGGAGGCATTGGATGGGCTGCTGCTTAATCGCAACAGTTGGATCTTGCGTTCTTCTACTAGATGAGCAGAGCTAACGCAAGAGATTAGTTTCAATGAAGGGTAGGAGATTTCGTACACTTCTTGATTGTGGCAGTCCACATAGAAGCGCACTTGAGCGTCGTCAATGGATGTCATTGATTGCATCTAGAGCTTTGTTCATATTGGAGAGTTGGCGTTGCGGCCATTCACGGGCATAGCTAATTGCCATTTTTAAATCGCGAATTAGAGGCTCAGCTCCGCAATCTTCTCCATCGTCACAGAGGTATTCATCAATAGAATCGAGGAGTCGCTCGTAACGGCTTTGAGACCATTGTTTCCGCCAGTTTTCGTCAAGCAATGGAGAAGTGTTTTCAATTGTCATTGGAAGTGCGTGGAAAGTGGTCAAAACGAGCCGACTCGGCAAGTCTACTTATGGCATCCTTCGTTGTTTCCGCTTCGACGGACTGTATCAGTCGATCAAGATTCCATCGGGCTTTCTGTAAATCTTCTAGTCCGTTTTTACGTTCGTAGCGCCAGACATAGGTGAGAATGTTTCCCTTAAGCCAGCCATGGAACGCTTCCTTGGTCATCGAGGCTTCAACGCCTTCAACGGCTTCAATGCCACCAAATGTGTAATGGTCGGGTTTGTTTATGGAATTAGTCATGGTTTGCAATCTAGGATTAGCGTTGCCTGAGTGTTTCCACTCGGTGACAATTTGAGCACAAAACTCTGCATTTGGCTATTTCATCAAGGATCAACTGCCAAGGTTTGTGCGTGTACTTAGTGCCGATCGTGAAGTCCTTTTTGCTTGGGTCCAAATGGTCAAAATCGAGTGCGACAGCGTGAGAGTTGTAACCGCAAATACAGCATCCATTGCGAAGCTTAATTTCGTCAATCAACTTTCTCCTTTTCGATATTTGTCGCTGGTAGCAAATTTTTATCGCTTCTTGACTGCTCTTTTGAGCCCTGTCAAAAGCATCTGGCGACAGCCAGCTTTCCTTGTAGAAGCCATCCAGTCCAATCCTTGTCTTGGCGTAAGTATTAAAAATGAATCCGTCACTTCTGACATCACCCCTTTTGAATGGACGATTCAACTCTGGATGAAGTCTTTTTCGTGGGTCATGCGAGGCTTCAGAAGCTTTGTCCATTGACCTTAAATGCTTCAAAGGATTCGGAAACAATTGGTTCTGCAGCTTTTGCCATGCAATCGGCATAAGCGCGAATTTCCCACTGTGCATCAGCTGGTTGCCTGAGACTCAGGAAATGCAAAAGTGCCTGCAAGCTGCACGTCCATACGAAGCTAGTGTAATGGCACGTTGGCAGGATGCCTCGTGCCTGCTCCTTGCTCACGCCTGCCAGCAGCAATGAGCCATATGCCTCTCTTACGGCCTGGAGCGCTTCAGCGTAAGCATTGAACGCAATGGCTTGTGCGTCCTTTTCAAGCGGGCCTGCTGATGCTTGCTTGTTGCTTTCGCTTTGCTTTCTAAATTCCTTTGGGAAATAAAACTCTTCTTCATCAGCTGCGCAATAACGAAAGCTTTTTTCATTCCAGCCCAATTGATCATTGGCGTAGGTACCGCCAATCACATGCTTCCACCATTGTCTTGCAACAAAGAGTGGTGCTTTGACTTGCCATTTAAAAACTACGCCTCTAAAAGGACTTGTGTGTCGATGGGCAACCAAGTAATTGAGAAGCTTCTTTTCCCTTGTGCCGAAGTCTGGCGTTTGAAGGTCAAAACTTTGCCGCGCATCACAAACGATGTCAATGTCACTTCCCATGTAGTCGAGAAGCCGAACAGCGCTAATACCATCACCGAGGGGATCATGCTTTTCAAAAGAAGAAGAGGAATTAGTCATTTTTCGTGGCGAAGTCTTGAAAGTGCTGTGACACTAATACGGGAAGGATGTTGTGAGGTGGCATCCCAAACCACTTTTGCTTTTGATAGGTTCCTTCCAATAGAGTCCTGGTAGGTTTCAAGAGAAAGGATGCATCCTTTGATTCCTGAATTAATCCAACCAGCTGCTGTGAGTGATAGTAACACCACTCGCTGTCCTTCTTTAAATGGCTCATGATGACATGCTTTTAAGGACTGCCGGAAAGCCGTTTGAGGCAAAACCGTAATAGATGGTTCGGAGGTTTCGCCAGATTTTGCATGGTGCACAAACGCCTTCCGTCTGTCTAGCAGGGTTACGCTAGAGGAAAAGGAAAAGGCCATGCAGTACAGCTTGCCGGTGATTTTGGATTACGATGGGAAGAAACGAATTGTTGAAATGGGACCATTTGAGCACAGCATGGAAAGGGAGTTTTCAATGGCCGTCAACAAGAAGGCTATTGATGAATGCCAAGACATCAAACAGCTCAAAGAGGTGGCTGGAAATTTACTGGTGGGATGGAGCAATTTGCAGGGCGCCGTAAGTGAATTGATCAAAGAAAACATCAAGCTGCGTCATGCCATTCAATTGCAGGATAGGGATTTGGAGGCTGCAGAAAAGCTAATGATGGAAGCGGCTGAGCTTATTGAGAAGCGAGGTGTTGATCATTCCAAATCGCCTTTCCAATCTTCTCGATCCAGGAAACGTTGGTGGCAGTTGTGGAAGTAAGAAGGTAAACCTTCCATCCACTTATCATGGCCAGATTGTATTTTCTGGCATCCCGATCGTATCCTGACCCTGAAACATGGCGGCCCCTCATGTAGGTGCCGCCTTGAATTTCAATGAGAGAGCGGGAGGAAGGAAAGGCGAAATCAGCTCTGTAACGCTTGGAGCGTTTGCTTTTAGCGTAGCGCTCTTGAAAATCTTCTTCCCACATTGGCACATCACTAAACTCACGGATGAGAGTTAGTTGTGGCCAATGTAGTTTCCATTCTGCATGGAATTTATCTTCAAGAGCACTCACGAGATCACACCTTTGCAGTGGTTACGCTAGCGCCTTGGTTTTGATACTTGCCTTCATAAGGCTTTGCCACTTCACCACAACGGAATAACACCACCTGAGCAATTCCTTCATTGGCATACACGCGAATATGCCTTGCAGTGGGATTAATGAGACTCATTGTGAGATGACCAGACCATCCAGGTTCGATGGGGGTGATGTTGGCAATAAGGCCAGCACGAGCATATGTGGACTTGCCCCAGCACAGCCCCATCACATCGTTTGGCATAGTGAAACGTTCAACGCTCACGCCAAGAGCATGACAACCAGGAGGCATAAGAAAGAAGTCGCCATTGACGCTTGCCTGCAAATGGGCTTGACGCCCTTCTGGAGCTTCTTTCACGTCAAAACAAGCAGAATTTTGCTCGTAAACAACGAAAGACGATGGTGACAAGCGAATGTCATAGCCGCTTTGGCTAAGGCCAAAACTAAGAGCAGGCTGTCCATTGGCAAGGCTTTTGGTTTTCTCGCCCACGTAGGGCATGAAAATGTCCAGTTCAGCAAGCTTGCTGATTTCGATGTCGTTAAGGAGCATTGCAGGAAAGAAAGGGACAAAAAAGGGCGCTTTTAAGAGCGCCCTTAATTTTCACTTCAGAACAAACGATGGATCAGAAAAGATCGTCGGAAGCTTTGCTGCTGGCACCACCAGCATTGGAAGAGTTGTCCCACATGGAGGCATAACCTTTAGCTCCATCAATCTTGCCTTTCACTTGCACTTGGCCAGTGAAGCCAGGCTGAGAGGCGTTGGTTTTGCGATCGTTGTTCCATAGGGAAGCTTGCAGGCTGTACATGCCACGATCATTCGGGCCTTTTTCCTTGGCTTCGCGGAAAACATCAGCAGGAATGTCGATGGCGACTTTGTAAAGAGGCTGGCTGGCCATGAAAAGAAAATGAGAACGAAATAACAGTAGCAACTACAGAGAGGAAGTCAAGCCCCCTTATCCATAGAAATTGTGAAGGGCACACCACCTGGATAGTGGTCAAAGAAGAACTGTTGAGTCTTTTGGACCATCACACCAGCTTGGGCCACTAGTTCATTGGCATCAAGGCTCACCACTTGCGCTTCTTGCCCTTCACCAGTGTCTGGATCGTAAATGGCAATTGCACAATGAGCCTCATCAATCTCAATTGAATACATCTGCTCAATGGCTTGCACGTAGCTGCCAAGTTGCATTTTGTAGTCAGCCAATTGATACGTGGGCTTTTCCTTGTAGCTGGTTTTCCAATCAAGCAGTGCATAAGCACCATTCTTCATGGTTGCCAGCATGTCAAATGTGCCGGAATAGCCAATCTCTCTAGAAGGGCAATACCAGCCAATGGCACTTTCCACCAACAATGGCTCGTTGATGGAATCAAGGAAATTTTGGATGGAAGCGTAGTAAGGCATATATTGAGGAGCCTGTTCAAAATGCTCCTCAATATCTTCCCCATTGAACAAATCCTCCAATACGCCATGAAGCCAATTGCCACGTTCGACAGCATTACGAGTGCGGCGATTCGCCTCTTGATCACCCACTCTCTTTCGCCAATTAATTAGCGCCATTGTTTTGCCAATGGGAGCAGTGGCTGATGCAACTGTCGTCACAGACGGCAAGACTGCGCCTTGTGGTACATTTGGGAAATCATCAGAAACGTAATATCGTTTCTTATTGATTTGAAGCCTGTTTGGTTCAAAACGAGCGAATGGTTTCATTTCTCATTCATGTCCCAGAAATACTCGCAGCCTGCTTCTGTGTAGGGCGGAGAGGCGAATTGTGATTGGTATCGGTCAGAAGGCGACATATAACGCCAGCAGTTTTCTTTGACAGGACATTCGTCCCCCGTGCACATTGCAATGTCAGGCATGAGATGGCGATTAAGAAACGGCTTAAGAAACTGACGATCCAATAGACCAGAGTCAATAACAGAAGAAAGCAAAGCCGCCACACGTTTTGGACTGCTGAGGCTTTCCTCCGGAAAACTCCAATAAGCTTCATTTGCCTCCTCCCACCAGCTCATCTTCGCTTTTTGTTTTTCCGAAGAGTGGTCGATTTTCCCAGACATAACCTTCAAATGCTTCAATGATGCTACCTGGAAGGAAACCAATGGCTAGTAGATAGTTAGCCATTTCTTCAACCACTTCATCGCAATACATTTTGCGATGCTTAAATTGCACTTCTGACATTGTTTCATTGTTATGTGAATAACGCCAGAGATGCACGCCAGCTTCAGGGTCCATTTCAGAAAGCCGAGAAGAACTGTTGAAACTAGAAGTCATGGGAAGAGCGCTTTGAAGAGCAAGTAGATGAGCCATGAGGCAGCAAGTGAAGCTGCGCTAAGCACCAGAAATAAACCAAGTGGATCATGTTGAAAGTAAGTGGGGAGGAAGCTCAGTAATTGGGCAGTCATCATCATCTATGCAAACCGTGCCAGAAAAGGCGGCAGCCAAAACTGCCGCCGCAATGTCTACTTTTTTGCCTCCACGAATGCCTTCACTGCTTCGATGGATTGTTGAGCTGTTGTAGATGAAGCGCGAATAGCGTCCAAATCTTTGGTCAATGTTGCCTTGGTCATCTTGATGCCCTTGTCCTTCACCCATGTTGTTACGAGAGTGGTGATTACATTGCCAAAATCGCCTGGTGTTTTCACATTGGCACCAGTGGTGAGACCAACAGTGTCCAGTGCTTCCTTCACTGCTTCTTGACAAGCCCTTACGCTTGTCAAGCCAAGAGGATTGGCTTCACAGAATTCAACAAGCGCTTCTTTTCCGTTAAAAGTGCCACCAGTAGTCTCCGGTGCAGCCTGTTTGGCCACAGGAGCAGACTTTGGGGCATCCTGTTGCAAGGGAAGTTTGGGAGCGCCTTTTTGCTCCTCTTCTTTAGGGATGTCTTCACCAGCGTAAAGACGAAGGCCAAGGCCAGTAAACGTAGCAATGCATTTCACTGCAGCACGTTGACAGTTGTCGCTAATTGCACGACCATCAAGCTCTTTGATTGCATTGTGCCGCCTATCCATCACTGGAAAGATGAGAGCGACAGTACGCTTCATGCCATCAGTAAGATAAGGCCGCAGGTAGTAGCAACCAGGAGCACCAAAGACCACTTCTCCGACAGTTTTTTCTTCAAAAGCAACGAAGAAAGTGGGGAAATGTTCTTTGAGATAGCGATAGGCAAATGGCCATGACAAGTAGGAAAGGCCCTTGTAGTCTTTTTCAATGTGCTGGCCAATGTCAGGCGTGTCATAAGCAGCTTTAAAAGCTTCAGCGCTAATTTCAAGAGGAGCGAAAATACCGTTGTAGCGATCGGTCATTGCTTGTTGTGCAGAAGAATCAGTCATGTTAAAAGCAGGAAAAAGGACTTAGGAAAGGCAGCTTGCGTTGCTTGAGCTGTAGAAGAAAACAAGGTATCTTCCTGGTTGCTCTGCATTTCCTAGGATGATGCTTTCGCCAGGAAGCGGCCAATCGTTTACGGCTCTGATGTCTGTGATTTCTTCGCATTGCTTTTCATCAAAAACATCTTGAAAAACAGTATCTTCAGAGAAGAGTTTAATTTCGCAATCTTCATTGAATTTGAGAAAATCATCAATGTGTTTCAGTAGTTCAGAAGCTTTCATGAAGGGAACAAGAAATCAGTGTTGACAGTTTTGGGGAATAGCTTGTCAGGGTCAAGGGTGTCTTTTGTGTGATCAAAGCATTCCTCCCATGCTCCATTTGATAGCGTTGCGCTACCTTCCCAAATGGGAGTGGAGCGGATGAGACGTTCAAGCGTTTCGCTTTTGCTTTGCTCTGCCTCTTTGGCTATTGCCTCCAAGTGATTAAAGGCTGCGTCTGTAACGCAAAACGTTCTGCGTTTTTTGTTTTCACCATGAACAGCGCCCATAGGCATTGATGAGACTTGCCGCAATCTACCGGCCCCAGAAAGTTATGCAACCCTCATCTCTTGAGTCCCTTGAATCTCACCGTGATTTCTAAACCAATCATGAAGACGCCGCTTAGAGGGGTTGCTTTCCTTGGATTTTTTGCTACAACGTTTCCATTCTTGTCCTTGCCATGGCATTCAGTATCCTTGAACACCTGTCCAAATTAGAAGAAAGTAATCACAAAGGCAAGTACATTTGTCCCGTATGTAATGGAAATGACTTCTCCGTTAATTTAAGAACAGGCGCATACAATTGTTTTAATGATGATTCTGCAAAACATCGTGCAGAAATAAGAAATGTTCTTGCTCCATTGCAACGATGGGAAAGGCCATTACGATCGCCAGGTTCATATTGTTTTGCCTATAAAAACAAAGACAACAAAGAAGTAATTAATGTCATTAGAAATGATACTTCTGGCAAGAAATCAATCAAGCAAGAATATCCAACTGTCAATCAAAATGATCGCACTAGAAAAGCAATTATTGATGAAATTAGACATAACATTCTTCCATATCGTTATGACGAAGCAATACAAGCTTCTGAAGCAACTGGT